TTGGTTTGTTTTCCCCGCCAAACGACTCGAAAAGCCACGAAAATGACTGAGAAGGTCATAACAGGTCACCAACCGACCGCAAACGGCTTAAACGGGCTGCAAACGGTTTTGGGTAGAGACACAGAAGGGCAAAACACGCTATTTGGGGTTCAAACCCCGCGAATCCACACGCCATTGAACGATTTACCCTCACGCGGGGGCGAATTGATTGATCTAGCCAGCGATCTAGGCATTGATCTTATGGAATGGCAGAAATTCGCGCTTATCAATACGCACAAAGTTAAACCCGACGGTCGCTGGGCTACCCCTGTGAATTGCATTGTCGTTGCTAGGCAACAAGGAAAATCATTTTTGCAGCTGATTCGAATCATGGGCGGTTTATTTCTATGGGACGAAAAGTTGCAAATTGGTTCGGCGCACCGTTTGTCAACATCACTTGAACAATTTAGGGCAATGGTTGAAATGATTGAAGGCAATGACAACCTGGCAAAACAAGTTAAAAAAATCCGTTGGCAACATGGCGGTGAGGAAATCGAAACCATGACGGGCAACAGATTTATTGTGCGCGCTGGTGGGTCGGCTGCTCGCGGTGTTTCCCGCCCGTCAACTATTCACTTGGACGAATTGCGCGAAATGACCGACATTGAAAGTTTTGCTTCATTGCGCTACACCCTTATGGCAGCGCAAAATCCTATGGTCATGTCGTACACAAACGCAGGCGATTCCAGTTCCGTCGTGCTGAACGATTTTAGAAATCGCGCGTTGGCGCGTATTGCTGGGGCAGATGATGAAATTGGTTATTTTGAATGGTCAGCACCGACTGACGAAATAAGCGTTGAAAACGCGCGTCACTCAAATCCGTCAATGGGCTATTTGTTTCACCCTGACAATGTTCGCAGTGTTTTGAATGACCCCGCTGACGTTGTAATGACGGAAGTGTTGTGCCGTTGGGTTGTGGCAATTTCTTCAGCCGTGGACGCAGCTAGTTGGGGCAATTGCGTTGACAAGTCTGCCGATCTTGACCCCGACAAATTGACCTGGTTGGCAATTGACCTATCACCTGACAGAAAACATGCAAGTTTGGTTGGCGCGCAAAAACTGGGTGAAGAACAGTTTGTGGTCAAATTGCTGCACACCTGGTCAAATGAATTGCAACTGGACGATAAGGCAATCGCAAATGATCTTGCAGATTATGCCCGCAAGTATCCAACCGAATACGTCCTTTACTCACGGAAAACGTCAGGCGCGGTTGCTGCAAGGCTTGCACCCGCTGGCATTGCCATTTTCGACATGGACGGGGCTTATCCGCAAGCGTGTGACGAAATGCTAAGCGCAATCAATTCGGGACGCTTGAAACACCGTGGACAATCCCAGTTGACTGAAGAAATGCTTTCAGCGGTGCAATTGCGTCGCGGTGACGGCGGTTGGGTTATTGGACGCCGTGCAAGTCAAGCGGTTGTTTGTGGCGCGGTGGCAACTGCCCTAGTGACACATTTTGCGACACGCCCAGAGAATGATCTTGACATCATGGTGGGTTGATCGTATAAGCCTGACACAATTCGGGCATGGCATTTTCTGATCTATTTATTCGCAAGGCTGCGCCTGCCGTCACAGTCGAAGCCGCGCAAGTGGACGCAGCTGCTATCGCGCCGTATTACAGTGAAGTAGGAAATCTATTTCTATTCGGCGGGATAGTAACTGCCTCACGCGCTGAAGCAATGAGCGTGCCAACATGCGCACGGGCTTTAGGCATTATTCAAACAATTGGTTCATTACCAATGCACACGCGCAATGAAGCAACAGGCGAAAAAGTTTCACAACCGCGCGTGATCAATCAACCTGACCCACGAATTCCAGGCACAACATTTTGGGCATGGATTATTTCTGATTTATTTTTCTTTCCAAACGCTTATGCGTACGTTATGGAACGTTATGCAGACACGGGCAAAATTCGCGCAATGGAAAGAATTGCACCTGAGCGCGTAACAATTACAACCAACGGCATGGGTTTTGAAATTGTGTCGTATCAAATTGACGGTTCATTTGTTGACCCGTCCAATTTGGTTGTTTTCCAGGGTACGCAAGAAGGTTTGCTGAGCCGCGCAGGTCGTACGATTAGAGCAGCGGCAGCGTTGGAACGCGCAGCAATGAATTTTGCAAATGAGCCAATTCCACAAATGGTTTTGAAATCCAATGGCACATCATTGCCAGCCGACAGAATTTCAAAGTTGCTCACGTCATGGCGTACTGCTCGCGCAAGCAAATCAACGGCATTTCTTAACGCTGACGTAAGTTTGGAAACAATTGGCTATGACCCAAAGAATTTGCAGCTGAATGAAGCGCGCAACTACGTTTCACTTGAATTGGCGCGTGCGTGCGGTTTGCCAGCGTATTTCACAGATTCGCAGCAATCCAGTTTTACATACTCCAACGCCTTAGACAAAAGGCGCGACCTGGTGGATTTTGCTTTCAGAAATTACATGTCAATTATTGAACAAAGGTTATCTTTTGCGGATTTTACACCAGCGGGCAACAAAGTTTCATTTGACTTAGATGATTTCTTGCGTGGCAATCCTTATGAACGCGCGCAAGTTTATGAAATCTTAAATCGAATTGGCGCAATGTCAATTGATGAAATACGCGAGGAAGAAGACATGCTGCTATGAAAAAAGTGACCACACCGTTTCAAATAACCGCTGCCGATTCCAACAGTCGCACAATAACTGGAACAATTGTGACGTTTGAGGAAACTGGCAACGCTTCAATTGGCAAAGTGCAATTTGCAAAGGGTTCAATTAAGCCAACGCCTGTTTTGCTCAATCTAGAGCATGACCGTTCACGCAGAATTGGAAAAACTTTAAGCATTGATAGCAATGATCAAAACATGACGGCGACGTTTAAAATTGCTGCAACAACTGCAGGCAATGACGCGTTAGTTGAAGCCGCTGAAGGTTTGCGCGACGGTTTCAGTGTTGAAGTTTCATTTGATGAATACGAAACACTCAAAGACGGAACTGTGCGAATTCTTGCGGGTGAATTGACAGCCGTTGCGTTAACGTCGGAACCTGCTATTCGATCAGCACGCGTTGAGTCAGTCGCAGCGACAGAGGAAGAACAAATTTCAGATTCAACAATTGAACCTGAAGCACCACAACCAACAGAAGGAGAAGACGAAGTGGAAGACACCGTCAAAGACGCTGCAACCGCCGAAACGGTTGAAGCCGCCCAGTCAGTCACCGCAACTGCAAACGCAGTAGGTGGTTGGAAATCAACACCACGCATTGAAATCACTGCTTCAAAGTACCTAGAGAATAAGGTTCTTGCTGCAACTGGTGATGAGTCAGCGCGTCAATACGTTCTAGCAGCTGATAACACAACAGACAACGCAGGACTTGTTCCTACACGTCAGTTGACTGAAGTTATCAACGGACTAGGTACAAGAATTAGACCCAGCATTGATGCGATCAGTTCGGGGAGCCTGCCTGACGCTGGCATGACTTTTGAAATTCCAAAGATCACACAAATGCCAACAGTTGCAGTCACAGCGGAAGACGCAGCGTTTTCTGATACAGATCAGAATTCAGCGTTCCTCTCAGTTGACGTCAAGAAATTTGCGGGGCAACAAAAGTTTTCAGTTGAATTGCTAACCCGCACAAGTCCATTATTTTATGATGAACTTCTCAGAAATATGGGCGCGGCAATGGCTAAGGCGCAAAACGCTTACGTCAACGGTTTGCTAATTTCAGGTGCAACACTTGACGGAACAACAGTTGCAACATACCCAACAGCGAGCGAATTGCTTGGAATCATTTCACGCGGTTCAGCAAGCGTTTATGCTGCAACAGCGGGGCTTGCAAATCCATTTGCACGCAATTTGATTGCTTCAACTGGTCAATGGGCAAACCTAATGACATTGAATGACAATGGTCGTCCAATTTATTCACAGGTTTCAAACCCTATGAACCAACCAGGTGTTGCAGTGCCAACATCACTGACTGGAAACGTTGCGGGCTTGAACCTGTACGTTGACCCAACAAACGGCGGCGACGGCGACGGAACACTCCTAGTCGTTAACCCTGACGCATACACATGGTACGAAGGTACACAGTACCAATTGCGTGCTGAATCAACTGCGGACGGTTCAATCACAGTTGGTATCTATTCATTTGGTGCGCTGGCAACAAAGATCGCAGCAGGCGCGTTCAAGAATAACAAGGCGTAAGCCAAACTTAATCATGCGCTACGGTCACTCCCGAACGTAGCGCAGCAGATCGAAAGGAACGGACATGCCAAGTGTTGTAACAGCAAGTCAATTGCGCACAGTGCTTGGCGTGTCCGTCTCCTTATACAGTGACAGTTATTTGGACGAAATAATCAACACCAGTGAAGCGGTCATTTTGCCAATGCTGGTTGCAAACACTTCAGCGGTTAATGCTTACAAATTAACTGACAACGTTGCGACGTATTACACTCAACGCGCTCACCATTTTGTCGCTGGTCAGTCAGTTATTGTGACAGGTCTGCCAGCACCATTTTCAGCAACCGTCACAGTCGTTGACGTTCATGAATACCGATTCACCGCTGCCATTACAAATGCCAACGTAACAGTGCGCGACATACTCCCAACAGGTACAGCAACACTTTCGGGCTATTCCGCAGCCGACATTTATGCAAACACACCCGCAATTGAGTCAGCGATTCTTGCGGTTTGCACTGAAGTTTTTCAATCACGAATTGCAGCTGGTGGCGAAATCCAGGGCGTAGATTTTGCTTCGACGCCGTACAGAATGGGACGCAGTTTGACCAATCGCGTGTCAACCTTGCTTATGCCTTACCTAGACGTTGAAACGGTTGTGCAGTAATGCCAGCCAATTCAGTTGCCGACACCCGCGCAGCCCTAGCAA